GTGCCGAAGGTTGGGCCACAACATCAACTGTGATGATCTCAAAGTCTGAAACTTCACCGCCACCGTATTCAGAAATGTTACCACTTCCTCTTGACGATACGCCTAATTTCACACCTGATTCCAACATAGTTTTGACAAGTTGACCCATTGGTGTTGGTAAAATTTTCATTTTACCGTATCCATTTGGACCGTCCATCCACATTTCAGTAATCATATGTGACACACGATCCAAATTAATTTTTAAATCATCTGGATGGTCTACTTCTCCGAGAACAGAATAACCTGAACTGATCTGGTCATTGAGTGTCTTGGTTGCTTTTGCAATCTCCGATACAGGATAAACTCTCTGATTGGCATTTTTGATGCCTCCTTGAATACAGATACCTTTCATGTACAAATCTTTGCCGTGTTCGCCTTCGTGTAAGATCTGTACTCTAGCCTGATCGTAAGTTAGATGTTCTCTAAGATATAGCGACATTCCAAACTCCTTTACCTATGACTAGCAATTACTTGCCAGTGATTGGTGATTTAGCAGATTTTTCTGATCCGTCAGCAGTAACAGGTTTCATCTCTTTTTTGTAAGATGTACCTTTGTCTTTGCCTGGTGAATTTTCAAAATCACTCATTTTCTGAGCATTCGGAGCCGGTCTTCCTTTTTCATCTGCACCACCTTGGTTAATGCCTTTTGCGTTGGCACTGTTTACTGGTTTGTTGCTTGATGATTGTAATGGAGACTTGGCACCTTTGTCTGAATGGTCAGCAGTGTCGGCAGATTTTTGGATTTTGTATTCATCCATTTTTTTCTTATCTTTATCTTTGCCATGCATTGCTTCTTTTTTCATGCCTTTTGCATCTTTGTGCGCCGCTTCCATTGGAACTTCCGCTTCAACTGGAGTTTCTGCTGGCATTTCAACAGTTTCGTCTTTTTCTTCGTCGTCACCGTCTTTCTTTGCCATCATTTGTTCGAATTCTGCTTTTAATTCGTCTAAAGCATCTTCTAAATCAACAACTCTGTCTTCCATGTCTTCAGCATCATCTTCTTTGTCGCCATCCATGTCTTTTTCCATGTCATCAGCGGCTTTATCACCACCCATGTGCATTTCTGATGCGCCTTCTTCGTCTGCTGAGATATCTTTGACTAATTCGTCAGTAGCATCGCCACCAACTTCTTCAATTGACTCTTCTTCTGTTTTTTCAGATTCTGTTGCTTCGTCTTCTATTTCAACAACTTCGTCAACTTGTTCGTCTGATTTAGACTCTTCTGAAGTTTCTTCTACTTTGTCTTCTGTAGATTCTTCTGAAGTTTCTTCTACTTTATCTTCTGCTTCTGTTTCTTTTACTTCTTCTTTTGCAGGCTCTTCCGCTAAACCTTCGTAGATATCTCTTGATTTTTCTACTACTATTTCATGGAAAAGTGCTTCTGCTTTGTCGTTTTCTTCGTTGATTAGTAATTCTAATAACGATTCAAATTTATTGTTTGACATTTTACACGTGCTCCTTGTTTAATATCGATTTGTACTTATAAGCAGTAGTATTTACAACAAAACGGCAAAAACGGTGCTAGAATAGGCCCTAAAAAGGTGTCTTTTTTAGGATTTTATGGTGAGATTGAATTGTTTTACAAAATCTTCTTTGATCGGATGGGATAAATTTTCATTCCAGGCAAGATCTTTTGGCGTGAACCAGTCTTTTGGTATCACACGATGGAATTTAATTCCGGCAAAGTCTTTCAAACAACGTTTGGTTTGATTCATCCAATTACCATAAAACGTTGCTTCGTCTTTGGCTCGTTTATAGTTGCGGGTATCTTTGAACACATTATTAAATTTAAAGCCTGAACCCTGGCTATGCCCTTGATAATCAAAACCTAGTATATAAATGTCCTTATATCCATGCTCACAGGCCATTCTCAGTGCTGTGGGACCACTTGACCAGCCTAGGCTGGGTTTGAACCACTGCACATGATCCAGTATTTTCTTGTGTTTGGCATATTGCGCATTGTAGTTGGACCATACTTTATTATTGATAGCATAATCAGTCTCGCCAATTTCCAAAAGCATTTTGGGATCAACTGCCACAAGATAATGTGGAGTGTCAGTTCTATATACACCGTTACAGGCATACACTGTGCCGTGTGCTTTGAGTTCTTCAATCTGTATGCCTCTTCGGGATTCTCCGTTCCCTAATACAAATGCTGTGTCACCCATTACAGTGTTAAGTTATCGTCTGGTGCGGGAGTGCCGTACATTTTTTGAACAAATACGGCTTCTTCTTTCTGCTGTGCATCGTGTTGTTCTGATGCCAGTCTCATTTGGTTGATGTCTCTGAGTGTGAGTCTTGTTTTTCTAGTGTCATCTTTGTCTAGCACAGATATATCATTGTCAGGTTCGTAGTTTTTGTCCTGCTCAAAGCCGTTTTCGGTGTGTACAAAGAATTCATTCAGTTTCATAAACGTATTTAACCTTGTCCTGGAGTACCACCACCTGTGCCGCCTGGTACTGTTCCGCCACCGCCTGGTGTTTGTCCTGGTGCTCCTGTGGCCGGTGCCTCTGGGTTTGGTGAATCTGGATCTGCTGTTGGTTCAGCAAACTGATCTAAATCACTGGCAATACCTGCCTGTGTGATACCTGCGCCACGCAGTTGGTTTGCTTTGGTTTTCTTGCCTTGTGGCACATTGTTTTCTTCTGCCCACAGTTCAGCATTTCTTGCCATTTCTTCTTCACTCAATCCTAAAAATCTTTTTAGTGCAAAACGTTTACTCATGTAAGGCAGTTCTGCCACCTGTGAGAATGATTGTATACGTGCTTGATCCATTTCCGTTTGTCTATACTGAGCAAAGTTCTGCGGTGGATTCAGTTTCAGTTCAAACATACCGTTGTCTATGTTGTAACCTTTGGATCTTACCCATAGTTTAAATTCTTCATCAAATGTAGGATTCAACATGCTCTGTAATCTTGCACAATATTTGTTGAATCTCAATTCTTGGATGTATGCTGTGCCCACTCTGCCATCGTTATACTGCTGTTGTGAATCATCTGGACCAGTTGGTAGGTATGAACTTGGTATTCTTAGACCTCTGAACAGTTTGTTTGTAAAGAATTTAAGATCATCTATCTCACCAAGGTTAGTACCTCCTGGTAGTGTGTCCACTTTAGATCCTCTTCCTTCTGCTGTCTGCGGAAAGAAGTAGTCTTCGTTGATACTCATTGGATTGTATGTGGCGTCAATAAAGTTTGCACCACCAGATGTGCTTGGAATTCTTCTTTGGTTTATTTCATTTTTTACTCTTTCAACAAACTGCATGGCCAAGTGTGTTGGCATGTTACCCACGTCGATATAGAACACTCTTCTTTCAGGTGCTCTTTGTACCCTGTAAATTATGATTGCGTCTTCCAGTAATTCTTTCTGTTTGTAAACTTTGAATACCTGTTCCAATACCGATTGTCCAAACGGAAATAAGTTGTCCATTCCATCTGACATACTCATGTGCACCACATGTTCTGCGTTGATGTTGTACGCATTCATTGTTTTATAGAAACGTCCACCCTGTGCCTGAGCAAATCCTGTCATGTTGTTGGTGGCACCTGCATTGGCATAACTTGATCCATATGCGGCTGTACCGCCACCAGTGGTTCCACCGCCACCATAAGTTTGGTTTGGCGTAATCTGTGTGGCACTCAATCTTTGTAAGTTGGGATTGATATCTCTGATCACATACTGCTCTGGCTTTTTGCCTTCTGATTCGTTGACAATCACTCTATCTACTTTGGCGTTATCAATAAACAACCATTTGTATGTTTCAGGATCTCTCACAAAGAAGCAGTCTCCGTACTTCAATGCATTACGAAAAATTCTAAATATTCTTTTATTGAGTTTGTTGCCTTTGCACCATTGTTGTAGTGCTTTCTTTAATAGTTTGACTTCGTGTTCTGTGGTCTCGTCTTTGAACACTATGTCAAACGGAGTTTCATTTTCTTGATTCTTTTGTGTTGAAAATTCAGCAAGTATGTCCAGAGCCGCATTGATCTCAGAATCTGAATCCATTTGGTCATACTGAAAATATCTCTGTATTCTGTTAGGGTGTCCTGTGTACACATCAGGCAAATAAGACGAATAATTTCGCTTGGCAAAGTTGGGAACTTTTTCACCAGATATTGGAGACAAGTTTGCGTCTTTAAAATATTTTTTCCAAGCCATACTTTATATTACATTCTTTCCGTCAAATTTGCAACCTAAACCATACCAATTTGGGTTGGATCTTTACGAGCAGTTTTTTCAATACCTGCTAAGGCTCTACGTTCAACTGCAACAAGTGTATTTACACTGTTGACCATATTCGTTAAAGTCTTATTTGCGGCATTTAGTTCGGAAATCATGGATGACATTTGGTTTTCCAATTGTTCTGTGTCGAATGTTTTCTGTAAATCCTGGTTAGCAACCACACTACTGGCCACTTTTGGTGCTACTATTTCGGGTCCTTTTTCACCTACAAGGTAAGGTTTTGCTGTGGCTTTGTCAGCCTCCATTGGACCTCCAAACTGTCTTGGTTCTGGTTCGATTATTTCTGGTATCATCAAACCACCAAATTCTCTTGGTTCTGGTTTGTCACGTTTGGCAAGTTTTCCACCGACGAATTGACCACCCATTGAGCCTAGACCTGCTCCGATTAGACCACCAATTGCGGTTCCTATGACAGGAATAATGGATCCAATTGCGGCACCGAGAGCGGCACCTCCGGCGGCTCCTGCAAGTCCACCTTTTCCTTTGGCTTTTGTTTCTTCATCTTTGCTGAACAACATGGATGCACTAGAACCAATTCCTACAGCGGCTCCTAGTCCTGGCAGTAATCTGCCGCCCAACATTCCAGCACCCTTGAGACCTTTTCCTGCTATGCCGCCTTTTAGTCCGCCTTTTATGCTTTTCATTAGGCCGCCTAGGCCTTTGTTACCTATTCGTACACCAGCGGCTACGATTGCAATACGTTCGGCCTTGTCAAACAGGAACTTGCCTGCCAACACTCCTGCGATTGCTGTTCCTGTTAGTGCCGGTATACCGGCAATGGCTTGAGTCAAGCCGCCTACTCCACCCATTAAACTTTGTGTGGCATTGGCTAGTCCGCCCAATGCAGGGCCAAATCCCTGTAACAGTCCTGTTTCTATCTGTTGAAACTGTGAACTTAATTTTTTCGTAGCATCTTCAAAAGTGGTTAAACCGCCAGTCAATCCTGTGGCACTTTTTCCTTGTTCGGCAAACACAGAATTTACATCAAGAGTTGTGTTGGCCAACTTGATAAAACCACTCTGCAAGTTAAGAAAGTCAACAGTTCCTGTCTGTGTGGCTTTTTGGAAACGCAGACTGCTTCTTAGTGAGGCATCTCTAGTTCTCACTAATGCCATTTCTGCGTTGCTGGTTCCTGATATTAGATCATTTACCACACCTCGCAGTTCTGGCGCATTCTGCACTAGTTCCATCGCGGCATCAGTTACAGGAACTCCGGCGTTGGCTATAAGGTCTTGAAAGCCTTCTGCCAACATTGGACTCATGTTACCTATGGTTCCTGCAAATAATTCTAGTCTTCTTCTAGTATCATCTGTTTGTCCCATCAAGAATGCTTGAAATCGTTCGTTGCTTTGCTGTTG